TGGCATTGCCGCCGTGTAAAAACGAAACAATAATTCCACGAGGAGAGATTTCGGCGGTCAATGATTCACGACCGACAATGAATCCCTCGCCTTCGGCGACATTCACCGACGCAGGAAACTTACCTGCTTCAAAGAAGGACCGCTTGAACGCTAGGGACGCTTCGCTAACACGCTCTGCCACAGATAAGTTTAGAGGCGGCACATTCATCGCACTAATATACCGTTTGGAGTCGTACATCGGCAAGGTAGAGCAATAGACGCATTCAATCGCAGGATCGTTGAGGTATGCCATACGCGCACGGATAGAGGAAACAGGATAGTGGTCGTCGTCGTCCATCATCATGAAGATAGAACATTCAGGCGGTGCGGCTAAACACGCCTTATTACGCTTATCGCCGATTGCCAACTTTTTTGGCATTGATAAATATTTTACACGAATATGCCGATTGACACTTTGGAATTTGGCAACGGCGCCATCCACTCTTCCCGCCGAGTCGCTATCGTCGGCAATAATCCAGGTAATCTTATCACTGGGATAATCGGATTTTAAGATATTATTCGCCATATTGGGAAACCACTTGGGACGATTATGCGTCAGCGTCACTACGGCGACGTGAGGAAAATCAGGAATCGCAGGTAGCCGTGGCGGATACGCAGCGACTACGGTCGGTACAATAAGTAGTTTGATTGCGGATTTGAGTAGAGAACGGCACGCCGCACGGAAATCCTTCATACGAGTCGTAGAGCGGTGGCGTAAAGCGCCAGATAGTGTCTTTTGCTCATCTTTGGTGAGTCCTAGCAGAGATTCTACCGCACGACAAACATCGGCTTCACTAAACAATGCAGGTTTATCAGGAAACGCGGATTCTTCCAATACCTTCCGTGTAGAAATCCTGCCAACGGAGCCAAGAATATCGCCATAAAGTTCAGTATAGACACCGATATCGGTCCATAGAGGTAGAGCACCGACCGCTGCCGCTTCGGCAAATGTATAACCGAATCCCTCTGCCGCGGACGCAACTACGTGAAACTCGTACTCCGCCTGCGCTTTCACTCTTTCTGTCTCGGTAGCGTACGTATCAAGGAGTTCAACGCCGCGTACACTCGCGTCTATAAACTTCGCACGTAGCGAGTCCATAATCATTTTGGAGCCGTAAACATGAAGCGGCGGCCACTCCGCCTTCCAGGAGCCGACAACAATCATTGCGGCGGCGGCTTTGTTCGCCGATGCACCCACCAAGTACAGAAACTCACGCTTTTTCTTACCGAGAGCAGACAAACCGGCAGAAATTTCGGGACCGGCACGCCAAGAAATCACACGTGTACGAGAGTCTTCAACGTCAAAAAACATATTACGCGCGTACTTGGATTTGAAGACAATGATGTCAGCACCGCCCTTCTCTCGCGGCTCCAACACCCATTTCCACGCGTCGGAATACCACCACTCTTGATTGACAACGACGATATTGATACGCGCATACTTCCATGCCATACGGCAGGGCACCTCCAAATGAATATTAATATCAACCGCCCCTGATGCTCTATTACCGGTTCCGTACGTATAAGCGTCTCCGTGCTCTACCGAATCTATTTTTACCGATCCGCCTGCAGTGGCTTCTCGTAATATTTGTTCAATAATACGAGCATCCTGACTCAGACCGTAAGCGTGCGCAACAGTGCGCGATGAGCCTGAGAGTACACAGATACGCAATCCACGTCCTCCACTACTCATTCTCTACTTCTCTTACGAGTCTTCAATTTAGATAGGTTCGCCGTACGCACTGCCTTCAACGTCCCTTTACTACGTGGCACCCCCTTAACAAAAGCGTCAGTAACTTTACGAATGTAACCTACTTCTTCTTTAAAATAACCGGAGTGACCGCCATCCTCTACACGTTTTACCTTCATTTGTGGCAATATCTTGGATAATTCAGCAACAGAACGGTAGGGGCAAATCATATCGTAGCGCCCGTGAATAACATCAATTGGTATTCTTCGTAACCGATGCGCATCTGCTAAGATCTGACCTGGCTTTAAAAAGCCGGTGTTGATAAAGTAGTGATTTTCCAAAATCGCAACGGATATATCTTTCTTTCCTTTGAACGTAACTGGTCTTGGTATAAGTGCAACAACGGAATCTTCCCAAGCGGTCCAAGCAGCCGCTGCTTCTGTCGCTACCTTCTTATCGGGGCTTGTTAACCGCTTCTGATACGCCCGTAAAATCTCCATCATCGTCCCTTTCCGCTCAGCGACAGTCAATGGTGCTAAAAAACGCTCATATTCGGAAGGAAATACTTGAGCAGCACCGTGAGGTTCGTAGAGCCAAGCGGATTCGGTATCATCCATCAAACAGAGAGATCGCAGTAGCAGTCCGCTAACCCGATACGGATACTTTTCTGCATAAACCAACGCCAACGTGGAGCCCCATGAGGCGCCGGTTAAATACCACTTCTTCACCTTAAGAACTCGTCGCAACCGTTCCATATCATCAAGTAAATCGTCCGTGGTATTGTGAGAAAGCGATGGAACGCCGAAAGGTTTGGACCGACCGCAGCCTCGCTGGTCGTATAATATAACGCACCACCGAGTCAGGTCAAACATATGCACTGAGAGCGGTGAAAGTCCGGCACCGGGTCCACCATGTAATACAAGTGCCACGGGTCCTTTACGATTTCCGTGAACTTCATAATACATAGTCTGTCCGTGTGAAAGCGGTAAAAAATGCCCCGCAACCGCCATCCCTGCCATCCTTATTATAGCACTAGAATATTACGGCGAATAAGTTCATGAGAGCACGCTATTAGGCACTCAACGTCGCTCGCCGCCCGATGCGCCTCATACACTCCTTCATTGCCAAAGAGAAATGTGTGGAGCTCGGCGAGCCGCGGCTGCTTATACGAACCAGGGCGTTGCGGATACTTAGAATCCTTATAGGGAAGTTTACATACCGGTGTCGTGAGCTTCATAGTACAAATCTGCTTTGCGGGCAGCCACGAGAAGTCCAAATCTGCCGGACAAAGACGTAGGCACGCACACTTGACAACGGGCAGATCAAACGCAAGATTGTGAGCAATAATCGCATCGCAACATGCGCAGTCCTCCTTGAACTCCGTAAATACATCAACGCCAGGCGTGCCATTCGCAACTGCGAACGGCTTATAGATTTTATGAATCATAGCACTCTCCATATTCCATACTATATCAGGGTCCGGCTTAATAAGTGCCGAACGACGCTTTACCAGAACCCCGTCCTCCAATATCTGCCAAGCGATTTCTACTGGCTCAGGGTGGTTTTTCACATCAGTATCAGCGCCACCCCGGACCTTTGGCAACCCATTTGTTTCAGTATCAAAGTATAGTACTCTCATTTTGTTAGAGATACAGGTTTCGGCTTTATATACTCAATTTTTGCGGTTAAAATCGCCGTTATAGAATAGAAATATGAACGGTCTAAATACAGGTGCTAAGGCTGCTAGAAATAATGCTATGAACAATGTGGAGCGTGGTCCCTTAACCAATGCAACTGCCCCGAGACGTAATAATAATTACAACTTATCGGCGAGCCAGGATCCTGAGGCGTCTCCGAATATGAGGAATAATTCGTTCAAGGCGAACAACAAGAAGAATAAGAACAAGAACAACAATTCACCACTGAATAAGTCATTTACAGCGGTAAACATGGGATTCGGAGCTGTAACAAATACGTTGGGATCTGTTGGTAAGGGTGCGACGAATGTTCTAGGAGGTGTAGGTACCACGGCGACCAAGGCGGTTAGCGGCGTTGGTAAGGTGGCGAGCAACACGGTTGGCGCGGCGACTGGCGCGGTGAGCGGTCTGTTCGGTGCGTTAGGCGCGGCTGCTCCCCGGCTCCCAGGTCAGGCGGGCGGATATTACTCTGGATCCATGCCCATTTCAGGCACCCCTTCCTCAGGCAATCCGTATCTTGCCGAGTTTTCAGTGACGACGGGTGGTGGCTACATGCGCAGAAATAAAAATAGCCGCCGTAATCAGAAACAAATGGCTCGCTCTCGTCGTGCTTCCCGCCGCTCTCGCCGTGCATCCCGCAAGTCCCGCCGCTCCACGCGCGGAGGACGCCGCAACAACAACAACCTGCTGAACAACAACAGCAACAACAAGAACGGCAACAACGCCGCTGCGCCTGCGTCCCGCCGCCGCTCTCGCCGCTCCCGCCGTGCGTCCCGCCGCAGCCGCCGTGCGTCCCGCCGCTCCCGCCAGAACAAGATGATGATGGGAGGACGCCGCCGCCGCAACAACAACACGAAGAACAACAAGAAGTCGCGCAAGAGCCGCCGCTCCCGCCGCAGCCGCCGCTCCCGCCGCAACAACAAGAAGAACAACGTGAAGGTTGGCGGCTGGTGGTAAGCGAAGAGCGACCCCAAAGCGAAGAGCGACCCCAAAGCGAAGAGCAACCCCAAAGCGAAGAGCGACCCCAAAGCGAAGAGCGACCCCAAAGCGAAGAGCAACCGACTTAATCGTCCTCTCCTAGCCAACGCTCCGCTGATTTGGCTCGTTTAATCGGACCGCCCGTGATTGCGCGGACAGGTGCGAAACTACGACGGTGTTCAGGCGTGACACCATGGGCAGTGAGACCGGTCATATGCTTAGCGGTTCCATAACCCATATTTGTACTTAATCCGTAGTGGGAATCCCACTCTGGATTAGCTGCCACCATCTCTTCAACCCAACGATCACGTGATACTTTGGCAAGAATGCCCGCCGCCGCAATTGCTAGATACTGCGCGTCACCGTCCACAATAGCGTGTCCCTCCGTATCCTTATAGGGTCGCCAATGGTCACCGTCTACCAGCACTCGCTCAACTGGCACCACCAAAGAATCCAGGGCGCGATGCATCGCCGTTAAATCCGCTTGGAGAACATTCTGTTCATCAATCTCTTTAGCAGTCACAAACGCCGTCGCCTTATCCAACGCACATTCTTGAATATAATCGTAAAGTATATCACGTTTTCGCTTTGTTAGAAGTTTTGAATCGCGAATCTCGTTAAGCGCCACTCCATTATCAAACATATCATCGGTATCATTGCTGAAGACAACTGCCCCGACATAGAGTCGTCCAAATAGGCAACCCCGACCCGCTTCATCAAGCCCTACTTCAATAACGTCATCTTCCCTATAACGCAATTTATAAGGCATTGTGCGTAATAAAATAATAACCGTAATTCAGTCAAATTTTTTAAAGACTACAAGCAGAATGGTGTCAGCTGGAACAGTCCTGGCAATCGTAGCAGCAATTGCTGTTATAGTGTTATTGTACATGTGGCCGGAGATTTTTGGTCGTACTCATAATGAGTATTTTACAGACGCGCCTCCTTCTACCCCACCCGCTGCACCCGCTGCACCCGCTGCACCCGCTGCACCCGCTGGTACGGCTGAGCCTGCCCCTGAGCAACCCGTTGAAAAGTTATTAATTGACACAATACCTTCTAAGAATTTAATACACGCCTTAGCAGTACCAGAGATTAAAAGCCTAGAGGGTTTCCAGAGCGGAAGTGTAAATACTTCGTTGCGTGACGGAAATGGAAGCGCAAATAGTTTTGCAGGATCCAATAGCGTTGTTGGAGGTGGCTATGATATTCAGCCAATGGATAATTCGCCGATGTCAGGTACTGCTGCGGGCTCAGGAGCACCGTCACGGTTAACAAGTTATACTCCTCCCTTAGCAAATGTTGTTTTACAGCGAGGTCCTGGAGCAGGCGCAACGGCGGGCGCAGGTTATCTACTGACAGGCGATGCTCAGCCAGTTGTAGGATATACATCGGTAAATACTCCGTTGCCAATTTTAACTGGACCGCCTCTCCCCCCTCCACCTCCTGCGCCCCCATCTATGAATCTAGAGGTTCTGAACAGTGGCATGGTTCCCATTACCACTTATTTTGCAACAAGTTCGTCCGGTGCAGGAGAGGGAGGAGGGTCGGTGCCAGGATTTAGTATTGGTGCAGCTCTAGTAGATTCTAATACAATAGAAACTATCAAAACAAACCTAGCATCGGGTGGACATTATACCCTTAATGTAACTTCTGATTTACCAAATGTAAAATATTCATTTCCTATACAATTTATTGATGTTTCAGATTATCAAGATAAGCCATTATCTTATAATTTTAGGAATATGAATATTGAAAAACCTGGACCGGTCTTTTTCGGCGCTAAGACACTCAATTTCCAGGTTGTCCAGACAGAGCCATTACCTCAAACGGCGCCAAATGCGCCTCCACTGCCCCCACCTACACAGCAACCTACGCCATCTAGCATAAATAGTGCATCATCTATCAATAATAATTCATCAGGAGCCTCGGCATTTGTAACGAATAGTTCACAGCCTGAAGTATCGCAAGCATCCTCTGCACCAATAGCGCAACCTGCTACGCAAGTAACATCGCAAATGCTGAATGCTCTAGCGGCAAAACTGATTACTACGTTAATTACAAATGAGACGGATGCGACGATTAAAATGGGATTAACAACCGCGCTACAAAAGATACCAACAAATGGTACCAATGTTCCGAATCCAGGCTATGTAAATGTATATAATGCAGTTGCAGCTATTCCAACCAATTTCACATACATTCAACTTGCGAATATGTACAATACGCTTCCATCTACGACAGGTACAACAAAACCGATTGCGAATCCTACAGCCGTATTGTCAATGGCGCCTATTGTTGGCGCAGCGCTAAGAAATACGCAAGGACAGGTTAATAACGCACAGGGACGCACACAGTCACAAGATCAAATACAATCACAGGCGTCAATACCGTCCAATTCAGTGATTGTTCTCAAAACGCCGCCAGTGAATACTAATGCAAATATGGTTGAATTAGAAACACCCTATCCCTCATTTATATTCCCTGCGCAGGGAATAAATGCTACTGTAATTGATACAATAAAGACAAATTTAGCATCATCTGGACAATATACAGCGCTTATTACATCAGACGTACCCGGTCTGTTCTATACATTCCCTCTTAGACAAATCACTGCAAATAACATTCCGAATAGTTCGCAAGTCGTTAACTACACCTTTGAAAATCAGGCAGTACAAAAGCAAAACCAGATTTTCTCAAGGGCAAAGACGTTATCGCTAACGGTTGCACAAACGGCTGCTCTTCCTTCTACGGCACCGAATGCTCAACTGGCAACGGCTCCTATGACAAATCCGGCAACTCCTTGGGCAAATCCTTGGGCGCCTGTATCATCTAACGGAATCTCATCTCAGCCTCCGTCAACGATGGCATCTATTATACCAGCAACGGCGACAGTCAGTCCTACGAACGCCTATACGTTTACGAACCAGTCTATTATGTTAGATGCACATACATTAGCGCAGAAGATTCGTAATGCTGAGCTAACGGTAAAGTGTAATAATTACTCACCGACACTACCGACTCTATCTATGTAGATAGATCACCCGGTTACATCAACACCTCAAGTTACATAGTAATATGAGGCGTTGCGAATTTTGGCACCCCGTGTTAGAGGGAATGAAAGTAGAGACAGTACTCTTCGTCGGGTTCATCCTACTTTTTGCCGCATTCATTTATGCGAATAGAAAAACAACTGAGGGATTTGACGGCAATGTACCGACAGCCGATGAGACGTCGGCTTTCCCGCGCGATACATCCTCGGCAACTACGACAAATCCGCAGTTAGCTTTAGCGCAGCCTAAGGATATTCAGGCGTTGATGGAAGTGATTAAAAACTTCAAACTCTTATACAACGCCCAGGACCCTATGACCCTCAATCTGGATCCCCAGTCTTTGCAGCAGACACAGTACTTTTCTATGCAATCCGATAATTTGCTCAATCAGTTGCAGGCAGGACTTGCAAACTCAGACGCTGTATCTATGAGTTTTGATGATACCGTACAACTTCGTAAGGCGTACGAATGCTCTATAGATATCTTACGCGGAAAATCGCAGACGCAGGCGTCACAGGACTCCGCGCCAAACGGCTTATCGGTAGGAGTACTCGCAAAACTACAAGCACGAGTTCAGGCAGAAAGTCTACGATTGTCCAATCTCCGATCTTCGTCGGCGGATGTTATGACCCGTATCTCAGAGCTAGATAAATTAGCATCTGACTTAGGCGATATTATTTCAAGCATTAATCGTGGACAGACAAATATTGCCGATGTAAAAATTTCACCGGCTGAGGCGAATAGCTTTCTCAAGACATCGGCGGACCAGAACGGCGCTGTACCAAACCTATCTGGACCATCAGGCGGTTCTACAAAGTCTATGACAATTGGTCCGACGGGACTTACAATTGATACTGCTCTACAGACCTTGGTTGGTGTCGCTCGGAATATGAAATGGAGCGTAAATGTTGCTCTGGAAAGCGATCCTGATAAGCGACAGTCACAGGATGTACTGGATAAGATTGATGTGATAGAGAAGAATATTAATAAATACGTCATCAGTGGCACGCCGATTCCTCCAAACATTCAGAGACTCTATGAACAAGAACTCGCGGTACTCAAAAATCTCACGGGCGAATCGGCGCCCGATATGACGGCGGTTGTATTAGGACCGCCGAAGCCCGAAATGCATCAAAAGGGCAATGTATCGCAGGCGTTTATGCCCTCGCTAGAGAGCCTCAATACGGCGCAGGGACTCATTGGGGGTCCGACCGCCGGCTCGGCGTCCGATGGCATCGGCTCAGGTGATTACGCAATGACGGACGATAATATTCAGCACCGTGCGTCGGCGGCGAGTTTTGACGATTCTATGGTCGGCGGATTGGATTACAAGACGCGCGCCCTGGAGATGTGTAGACAAATTCAGGCGGCGAATCTGGGCGACCCTACCAACTTTGGATGTATCAAAAATCCTGACGAGGTGAGTGCGTCGTATTC